ATTACAATTACAGATGCTATTGTTGCTGTACCTGCAGGTGAAGGACAGATTGGATTTGCTCCGTGGTCTCCTTTGTTAAAAGAAAATGAAGAACTGTCCATACAAATGAGTCATGTTCTTTATATTTCCTTCCCAAATGATAATATCAAACAGCAATATGAACAATTATTTTCTTCTGTAATTACACCTCCAGAAAAGAAAATCATACTGTAAGATGAAAATATTCGATAATGGACATGGAAAAAAGATAGAAGTAGAAGACGTTCCTTTGTTTTCTACTCCTATTATTATTACCAAGTTTAATGATCATGAAAAATATAATATTGAATCGTTTGATAAGGTTGACAGGAGACCAAAATACTGGAACAATCCTGTAAACACATCCTTTCCTGGTGTAGAAAAAGATGATCCTTATATTTCAAAAGAAACATGCGATCAAATTGAAAACAGTATACTAGATCAACTTAAAGATGTGTTTGCGATCTATAAGATGCCAACAGATATTGTAATGTACAATTTCTGGTACAATGCATATTATGAAGGACAAGGACAAGAGTTGCATAACCATATATCAGAAGATAATCATAATCCATTTTGGTGTGGTGTTTATTTTGCTAAAAATTGCTTTAATAGTCAGTTTAAATTCAGAAGAAATGAATTTTCCTTGCGTACACAGCAACCATTTGATTTTCATCAAACTAATTTAGTAGAATATTATAGAGATGTGTGGCCTTCAGGTATCCCTGATGGATATATCTGTTTATTTCCACCACATTTGGATCATAAAGTAGTTGTAGGAAAAGAGAATCGTGATAAGATGAGATTGAGTTTTAGTTTTAATATACTTTATAATCCAGATTGGAATAAAAATTAATTTAACTAGCCTAGATAAACAAATTCTATCGTAAGGAATCTATCCAAAATGAGAATGAACAATCAAACTAAACTAGTCTTTGCACTAGAGCATGTAGCACATTTACATGATCTCATTGAAGATAATGAGTACGAACATTTTCTTAACGATGCATTGTGTACGTTAGAGTTCGAACTTGAACGTCAATTGAGAAATGAATTGGATCGTAAGAACAATCCAAATGTATCAGTACCTCCCAAACAAGTGAAAGATGACTACAATGATTATGAAGAGAACGATCAAATCTTTAAAGACACCCTTACGATATCCAGGAGGGAAGAGCAGGGCAGTAACCAAACTTCTGCAGTACCTCCCAGACCTTTCCCAGGTAAAAGAATTTAGAGAACCTTTTCTTGGTGGTGGGTCTGTATCATTAGAAATTACAAAGAGATATCCTAACATAGAGATCTGGGTTAATGATCTATATGAACCTCTTTATAATTTCTGGTGTGAATTGCAGCATAATGGTAAGGATCTTCAGGAAAGAATACTTGAATTAAAGGATGAGTATCCTGATCCTCCTGAAGGTGTTCAGAAATATGCTGCCAAGAAACTTTTTGATGATGCTAAATTCCTACTCAATGATGAGAACCAACCTGCTTTTGATCGAGCAGCATATTTTTATGTTGTCAACAAGTGTAGTTTTTCTGGTCTTACTGAATCATCATCCTTCAGTAAGCAAGCATCTGTTCAAAACTTCAGTGCTTCAGGCATAGGAAGATTGGTAGAATATTCAGAACTCATACAAGACTGGACAATAACAAATCTTTCTTATGAAAGAATGTTGTGTGATGAGAAGAATGTATTTACATATCTAGATCCACCATATGATATCAAAGATAATCTTTATGGTAAGAAGGGTGGTATGCATAAGAAGTTTGACCATGATATGTTTGCAACAGAGTGTGACAATTGGACTTCTCCTATGCTGATCTCTTATAATTCTGATCAGATTGTTAAGGATCGTTTCAAGGAGTGGACAGTTGGAGAATTTGCACACACTTACACAATGAGGTCTGTGGGATGCTATAATACAGATCAGGCAGAGAGGAAGGAGTTAGTCCTTACAAATTATGAAGTGTGAAGTGAGACTCTATGTTGCAGGGACAGTCTTTACAGAGACTGTACAGGCACGTAACTATGAAGAGGCAAGGCAGGTAGCACTTGCTCGTAATCCAAATGCCAAAGTGATTGGTGTTAATGCTGTATTTACATAAGGTAATATTATGAATGTTGAGAGTATGTTCGCAGTCCCTGTTGGGTGGACATTTCTGGAAGATATTGATGTTGATGAATTGATTGATTATGGTCATAAACATATGATACCTCAATTATCATATAATCAGTCTGGTTATATTGACATGGATGAAGAACCTATAAAAAGTCTTTCGGAACTAGTTACTGAAGAAGTAAATAAAGTTTATAAAGAATGTGGATTTAACCATTCACAAAAACTTGAAACTGTTTGGTTTAATAGAGGAAATCCAAGTCCTATTTCTGTACCACACACTCATCCTCAATCATTTTTTGTAGCAATTTTATATTTAAATAATTCAGAAAATAATTCTGGTAATTTAACTTTATTAAATCCCAACAGCACTAATGATCATTTGATTCCTCATGATGCTATTGCAGAATATACTCCATATACTAGAATGTATACAAGAATTCCTCCTACGGAAAAGTTATTAATTGTTCATCCAGCATGGATTATGCATTACGTATCCCAAGAGGTTCCAGAAGAAAATAGAATGTCAATTGCATTTAATTTTTCTTTAGATTTACCTAAATTAAATGGTTTCCAGTTCAATAATGCAAACCAACTGATGAATCCGTGGGTAAATGAATAAAAAAGAACGTGATAGGAAGAACTTACAAGATGTTCTTTACAGTATCAATCAATCTAAACAACATCTTTTTATTGATGGTGAGGTTGAACCAAGACAGTATCAACCTTTTATTGTAAATAAAGCATTGAGTCAGCATCTTGATAGTGTTTTATATGCTAATGAAATGAACAAGTACTATTCTTTAGATAGAAAGATGCAGTACGATTTTTTCATAAATAGTTTGAAGCCGAGGAAGAGATTTTCTCCTTGGATCAAGAGGGACACTCTTGAGAACCTTGATTTGGTGAAAGAATATTATGGATATAGTCATAATAAAGCTATTGCTGCCTTAAGGATCCTCACAAAATCCCAACTTGATGAAATAAAATTACTATTGTATAAAGGTGGGTAAAGATGACTACTGAAATTGAGATAGAATGGCAGCCATCTGATATGGTGGAGGTCAGTCTTTCTGAACCAGACGATTTTTTAAAAGTTCGTGAAACATTAACAAGAATTGGTGTAGCTTCTAGAAAAGAAAGGAAGTTATATCAATCTTGTCATATCTTACACAAGCAAGGAAGATATTATATTGTTCATTTCAAAGAGTTGTTTGCTCTTGATGGCAAGAAAACTAATCTTACTAACAATGATGTTCAACGTCGTAATAGGATAGCACAGTTGCTATCAGATTGGGGACTAGTAACTGTTGTTGAGAAAGAATCTGTAGAAGATATTGCTCCTTTAAATCAAATAAAAGTATTAAGTTTTAAGGATAAGGATGAGTGGACACTTGAGTCCAAGTATAATATTGGGAGAAAGAAAACTACCGTTTGATGGCAAAGAGAATTAAATTTACAATTAGACAAGATGGCATGGTAACCGAGGAGGTTATGGATGCTGATGGAAACGAGTGTGAGGGATTAACTTCCGAAGTTGAAAAGAACATAGGTGATGTAGTCTCTCGTATACATAAACCAGAGTACTATCAGAAACAAAAGAACGTAACAAATGTCACACTTCACAACACTGAAGACTAAACTTACAGATACAAACGTTCTTGTTAAGGCACTTAATAGATTAAATTATGCTACTCAAGAGAATGTATTGTTAGAAAATCCTTCTGACCATGATCACAAGCAGTGGCAGGTTGAAGTAGGAATAACTCGTTACGTAGGTTTTAAGATGGGTGTTGATGGAGCACTTCATTTAGTTGCTGAACTTGATGCATGGAAAGAACCTATTACAGTTGAAAGATTTATTGAGAAAGTTACTCAAGAGTATGCTAGAGAGACGGTTATGGAAACCGTACAGAAGCAAGGTTACACCGTAGTCTCCGAACAAAAAAGTGTAGAGAACACCATAGAAATAGTTGCTGAAAAGTGGTAGTATACCTCTAAATAAAATTGATTGCCTTCGGGGATCATATTTACACTCGCTTAATAAGGAGAACTAAAATGAATACTTTAGCTTGGGATACTTACTCCCCATTCAATGTTGGTCTGGATGATATTTTTCACCGTTTAGAATCGATGAGTTCAACCAACACTAACTATCCACCATACAATCTTGTCAAGGTTGATAGCACAACTTACGAAATAGAAATTGCTTTAGCAGGTTTCAGTAAGGAAGAAATATTTGTAGAGACAGAGACAAACGTACTCAAAGTATATTCAAAGACCAGTAGAGGTAACAGTAAAAAATACGAATACCTTCATCATGGATTATCTAAACGAGCATTCACCAACACATGGCAGTTAGGTGATGACGTTAAGGTTTCTGATGTTTCTTATGTGGATGGTCTGTTGAAGGTTAAATTAGAGAAAATTGTTCCAGAACATCAACGCAAGATCACTTATACTATAAATGATGCGACTCTCCCAGCAGAAAAGGATAAGGTGCTGTTGACAGAATAAATACAGCATGCTACAATATACTCAAACAAGGTGAATACTAGATGGCAATAGCAATAGCAGTTCTCCAAACTGGAGAACGAGTGATCACGGAACTTCAAGAAGTACGTGAAGACAATAAGGAAGACGGCAAACCAATTTGCTTAATGTTTGTACGTCCATACATTCTTAATACAGAGAGTGTTACTAATGATGCTAATCAAGAGGTTCAAGTTAGATTTAGTAAGTGGTTACCTTACTCATCTGATACCCAGTTTAAGATTCCTTTTGCATCTGTAATGGCAGTAGGTACTGCTGATCCAGGTCTTGGTCAAGCATATACCAATACAGTACAACAAGCAATTGCTGCTGAAGATGCTGCTAAAGCACAACAGACACCACCTCCAGAACAAGTTGCAGCAGATACTGGAATGGTTCCTGCTGAAGAGACTGCACCTCCAGAAGGTATTCTACCTGACGGTTCTATAGATCCAGATCATGATCAAGATACTACGGCTTGATGGTATTTGGATCATTGCAGAGATTGAAGAAATCGCTGGAGTTGAACTTGGTGATCCAGACTGTAAATTAATATCTCCTATGGAGATGAAAGCAAAGACTTTACAGCATTATCCTCCTCATTCAAAAAAGGAGGACATTGCTGTAAGGTCTACTGATATCTTTGTGGTAGCAGAACCTACCGATGAGATCCTTAAATTATATAATGATAAGAAGTGAAATTTTATACCAGTGTTGAGCAAGCAGGTGATACAATTCTGGTACGAGGATACAATGAAGGTAGACCATACCAGGATCGTGTAAAATTTAATCCAACTTTGTTTCTCCCTTCACCCTCAAAGTCGGAGTGGAGAACATTAGATGGTAAGTATGTTAGACCTGTCAAGCAAGGCACAATTCGTGATGCAAAAACTTTTGTACAAGACCATAAAGATATACCTGACTTTGATATCTGTGGTCAGACTAGATACGTAAATCAATATATTTACGAGCAGTATCCTGATGAATCCATGTCCTATGATATGGGTGATATTCGTGTGTTTACTCTTGATATTGAAACAGGTGCCGAGAATGGGTTCCCTGATATTGAGAGTGCTGATCAGGAGATACTTTTAATAAGTATCAAGGACTCAAATACTAATAATATATCTGTCTTTGGTACAAAACCATATGATCATAACACTAAAGATGGTGTTGATGGTGATGTAAAGTACATGCATTTTAGCAGTGAGACTGCTATGCTTAATGCATTCATTCATTGGTGGTCTACAAACTATCCAGATGTTATTACTGGATGGAATGTACAACTTTTCGATATGCCTTACATTATTCGTAGGATCAATAGGGTTATTGGAGAGAAAGAGGCAAGAACAATTTCCCCATGGAAGAATGTTTATTGTAGGGAAATTTATATCAAAGGTCGTAGGCAGATTGCTTATGACATTTCTGGTATTGCAGTACTAGATTATCTAGAATTATATAAGAAATTTACTTATACTAACCAAGAGTCTTATAGGTTAGATCATATTGCTTTTGTTGAACTTGGTGAGAAGAAATTAGATCACTCGGAGTATGATACTTTCAAGGAATTCTATGATAATGATTGGAGTAAGTTTGTAGAGTATAACATTCATGACGTTAGGTTAGTAGATCGTCTTGATGACAAGATGAAACTACTTGACTTGGCCATAACTATGGCATATGATGCTAGAGTTAACTTTGAGGATGTATATTCTCAAGTAAGGATGTGGGATAACATCATATATGTTTATCTTGCACGTCAAGGTATTGCTATTCCTCCTAAAAGAGAAAGCAATAAAGATAACCAATACGTAGGTGCTTATGTTAAAGAACCAAAACCAGGTATATATGATTGGGTTGTTAGTTTTGACCTCAACAGTCTGTACCCTCATCTCATCATGCAGTATAACCTCTCGCCAGAGACCTTACTACCAGGAAAACGCCCCAGTGCACAAATTGACAGGTTACTTTACCAACAGGAACCATTAGATGATCTAAAGGGTTGTACTGTATGTGCTAATGGTACCCTATATGACACTACATTTCAGGGTTTTCTTCCTAAACTTATGGAGAAAATCTATAAAGAACGTACTATCTACAAGAAGAAAATGATTGCTGCTAAAAAGCAGTATGAAAAGAAATCTAGTGTAGAGTTACAGAAAGAAATTGCTAGATGTAATAACATACAGATGGCAAGAAAGATCCAATTGAACAGTGCTTATGGTGCAATTGGTAACGAGCACTTTAGATACTATCGTTTGGAGATTGCAGAGGCAATTACCACATCAGGACAGTTATCTATCAGGTGGATTGGTAACAAAATGAATGCGTATCTGAATAAGATACTTAAAACTGAAGGAGAAGATTATGTTATTGCTTCAGATACTGACTCTATGTACCTTAACTTGGGTCCTCTGGTTGAGAGTGTATACGAGGGCAGAGAGAAAACTGATGAAAGCGTTGTTGAGTTCCTTGATAAGATCTGTAAGCTGGAATTTGAGAAGTATATTGAGAGTTCTTACCAAGAACTGGCCGACTACTTGAATGCTTATGATCAGAAGATGGTCATGGCACGAGAGAACATTGCTTCAAAGGGTATTTGGACTGCTAAAAAGAGATATATCCTTGACGTATGGGATAGTGAGGGTGTAAGATATGAGAAACCCAAGATGAAAATCATGGGACTAGAGACTCAAAGGTCTTCAACCCCACAGTACTTTAGAGATAAACTTCTACAGGCATTTAAGACTATTATTAAGGGTACTAACGAGGATGTTCTTGATTTTATTGAACATGTAAAAGAGGACACAAGAAAGCAGGATCCTGTTGACATCGCATTTCCTCGTGGTGTTAATGGTCTTGACAAATACAAGAGTCATGCTGACATATATGTAAAGGGAACACCCATACATGTACGTGGTGCTTTACTTTATAATTACTACGTTAAACAGAATAAGGTATCACATAAGTATGCTCCTATACAAGAGGGAGAAAAGATAAAATTTATTTATCTAAAACAACCAAATCCTATCGGAGAGAATGTAGTTTCTTTTATGGGTTCTATACCTAGAGAGTTCAATGTTGACAAGTATATAGATTATAAATTACAGTTCAACAAGTCATTCTACGAACCTTTAAGAAATGTGCTACAATGTATCGGTTGGGATGCCGAACGTAGAGTATCTCTACTCCAATTTTTCTGATGGATATTATAAGAACAACACCTAACATGGATTTTTTAAAACAAATAATTAAAGATAGTAAGAACGAGTATGCTACAATTGCTTCTGATGGTATTGCAGCAGGTGATGTAGAGTCATTTGTTGACACTGGAAGTCATATTTTCAATGCTCTAGTCAGTGGATCTATTGTAGGAGGTATTCCTTCTAATAAAATTACAGCACTTGCTGGAGAAACTGGTACTGGTAAGACATTTTTCTGTCTTTCTGTTGCCAAGAATTTTTTAAAAACACATCCTGATGCTGGAGTTTTATATTTTGAAACTGAATCTGCTATTTCTAAAGAGATGGTCGAAACTAGAGGAATAGATTCAAAAAGATTGGTCATTTTCCCTATTAATACCATAGAAGAGTTCAGAACACAGGCGGTCAGAGTACTCGATAAATATCTAGACCAGCCCAAAGAAGAGAGAAAACCTCTCATGTTTGTGCTTGATTCCCTAGGCATGTTAGCGACTAATAAAGAGGTAGAAGATGCTTCTAACGATAAGAATGTTCGTGACATGACTAAAGCACAACTTATTAAGTCATGCTTTAGGATTCTTACTTTGAAATTAGGTAAGGCAAATGTACCCATGTTAGTTACAAACCATACTTATGATGTTATTGGCTCGTATGTACCTGCTAAAGAGATGGGGGGCGGTAGTGGTCTTAAGTATTCTGCTAGTACGATTATATACCTCTCAAAGAAAAAAGAAAAAGAAGGAACCGACCTGGTCGGAAACATTATTAAATGTGAGGCGAAAAAGTCCCGTTTAACTCGTGAAGGATCTAAAGTTGAAACTCGTTTATTTTTTGATTCTCGTGGTCTTGACCGTTACTATGGTCTATTGGAACTGGGTGAGATGGGAGGACTCTGGAAGAATGTTGCAGGAAGATATGAGATTGGAGGCAAAAAGATCTACGCAAAACAGATCCTTTCAGATCCAGACACCTACTTTACTCCAGATATAATTCAAGCACTAGAAGAAACTGCAAATAAGGTATTCCACTATGGAGAAGGTTGAATCAACAATTTTAAGGAATCTTCTTTGTAGTGAGGATTTTTATCGTAAGGTAGTTCCTTTTATCAAACCTGATTACTTTCAGGATATGTCGGAGAGAGTTATCTTCGAAGAGATACAGGATTTCTCTACAAAATATGATAAGATTCCTACTAAAGAGGTTCTTAACATAGGATTGCAGCAGAGAACTGACCTTAATGATGATACATTTAAAAATGCTACTACTCTAGTAGAGAATTTAAATGATGAGTGGGTAGATACTGAATGGTTATTTGATGCCACAGAGAAATGGTGTCAAGAACGTGCTGTTTATAACGCATTACTTCAGTCTATTAAGATTGCTGATGGTGGAGACGAGAAGTTAGACAAGGGTGCTATACCTAGCATCTTACAAGATGCATTAGCAGTATCATTTGATGAATATATTGGTCATGATTACGTAGATCAGGCACCAGATAGGTATGCATACTATCATAAGGATGAACTCAAAATTCCATTTGATTTAGAGAAATTTAATTTAGTAACTAAAGGTGGACTACCTAACAAAACACTTAATATTGCCCTTGCTGGTACTGGTGTTGGTAAGTCTTTGTTCATGTGTCACATGGCAAGTGCTTGTCTTTCACAAGGAAAGAATGTATTATACATTACCATGGAGATGGCAGAGGAAAAGATTGCTGAAAGAATAGATGCTAACCTATTGAACGTAAATATCAAGGATATCGGTGCTATTCCAGAACAACTCTTTACCTCTAGGGTAGGGGAGATAGGTAGGAAGACACAAGGTAAACTTATTATTAAAGAATACCCTACTGCTAGTGCTCATGTGGGTCATTTTAAGGGTCTTTTGTCTGATTTAGCACTTAAGAAAGATTTCAAACCAGATATTATTTTCATTGATTACCTAAACATATGTGCTAGTGCTAGGTATAGAGGAGCTATCGTTAACTCATACACATATGTTAAGGGTATAGCAGAAGAGTTACGTGGTCTAGCAGTAGAACAGGATCTTCCTATAGTATCTGCTACACAGACTACTAGATCAGGGTTTGGTAGCAGTGATCCTAGTCTAGAAGATACATCTGAATCGTTTGGTTTACCTGCTACTGCTGACTTTATGTTTGCTTTGGTTAGCACAGAAGAGTTAGAACAATCTGGTAGAATTATGGTTAAACAATTGAAGAATAGATATAATGATCCTACATTTTTTAAAAGATTTACAGTAGGTATTGACAGAGCAAAGATGAAGCTGTATAATGTTGAAGACTCCGAAGTAACTGACGAGGTTAAAGAAGAGTATCAACCAATAGAACCAGTGGTTAATAAATCTAAATTCAAATCATTCGTAATATAACATGACAGTAAATTTCAAGAAGTATGAAGAGTTTGTTTCAGCAGTTACTTCAGAAGCTTCAACTAACTTTGTTGACTTCGCTGATCGTATTGGCGAGTTGGATCGTGAGGGTGCCAATATTGAACGTCTTCTCACTTCTGGTGTTGGTCTTGCTGCTGAATCTGGTGAATTCCTTGAGATCGTTAAGAAGATGGTTTTCCAAGGTAAGCCTTGGAACGACGACAACAGAGAACATCTTATTATTGAGTTGGGTGACGTTCTCTGGTACGTAGCACAAGCATGTATGGCATTGGAAGTAGATTTCGATGAGGTAGTTGAAACTAATGTTAAGAAATTAGAGAAACGTTATCCTGGTGGAGAGTTTAATATACACTTTAGTGAGTGTAGACAAGTAGGGGATCGATGATTAACCTAGATGAAAAATTTCATAGTTATCTAGAGAGAGGTGGTAAGACCTTCAAGATTGATGGTGTTAATGAACCTTTAACTGGGTATGGTTTCCACTGTGATGGAAATGATATCGTTGGGTATTGGGTTAGCACCACCAACTTTAAATTATACTATAATTTGAATGAGCAGTTCCTTAAGATGGAGGCACTAAATGAATCTTCCGATTGATGAGAAAGAATTAGATATTATCATAACACAACTATGGAAGTCACGTAAGAATTCAGGTGAACCATTAGTTGCTCCATTGTATGAAAAACTCTTGTTGATACAAAAAGAGCAATAAATACAAGGGATACTCCTTTGATTACATGGCAAAAGTACCAACAGTAGAAGAGAATATCACTCTGTCTGGGGTGTATTACAAGGCTGTTATGGATATAATGGATTGTCTTGGTGATGAAGGATATAATTTTTATGATTCTGATTTTGAAGCTACTAAAGATCCATCAGGAACAAAATTCAGAAACAATTCAATATATTTCAAGATAAGGGTTGAAGTTCCTAGAAATTTCAGGTATAGAGCAGCAGAATATATTAGATCTGCTATTGCAAACAAAGAAAAATCATGGGATTGGGATAATAATTATGAGGTAGTATTAGGTGGTGCAAATTCAGACTCACTTAAACAGTTAAGTGTTGCTGTTGAACCAGGTAATAATCTTAAAAACGGTGTTATAAGGATAGATATTAAACCTGTAAATGGTGGTGGTAGTGGTGGTGGTGCAGAGGAGACTGCTATTAATGAATGTAATCAAGCATTAATAGCAGCATATGTTTTCAATAGAAAGGATGGAAAACTTGACGAAACTGATCAAATGTTAAGTCATGATGTTTTGAAGAATACTTATGATAAACATTGTCATTTAGATGTTTCATTTAAGGTACTTTCGGAGTTTGGGTTTGATTTACCTTGGAAAAATTCTCATATTAAGGGTGCTAATTTTTTGTATGACAAGTATCATAAGTATAATGGAAGCAAGAAGTATCATTTTTTTAGAGGATCTGGATTTGATGATGGTGAAATTAAATCTGCCTATGCTAAATGTAAAAAGAACATGGGTAATGGAACCGATGGAAAAGCAGCTACAACAAGATTTTCTTCTGAAGATAAGTGGAATCCTGCTGATATATGGATAGCTTCTGAACACTATATCAACAATGGAGTGTCAGAGTTAAATGGTTTAACAAATATAGATGAATTGAATCATCATCTTTTAGCATATTATACAAGTAATGATTTGTTTGGTGTCTCATTGAAGAAGATAAAATCTACAGTACATTGGGATGTGAGGAATGTAGAAGATTTTAATAAAGATCCTATTGCAAAGGTTAAAGATTATGGGTTTGAGAATAAGAATGCGAAAGGAGGTTATGAACTTAAGTTCCATAGTTCCGATAAGACAAGTCCTTGGCCTATGGATCTTTACATTTATTATGGTCCTAAAGAGTATAATAAATTCCAAGCAAGAAACTTTGGTAGTGGAGATAAAGGTTCATGGCAGATAGAATTGAAGGGACCAGGTGCAGCACAGGGTAAAATAGGTGGAGGAGTAGTTGCCCAGTTATTGAGGGATATGGGTGAGACTTATAATGGTCTTACTAATCTAGATAATAAAGCAATGTGGAGTAGATGTAATGATAAGCACCAGAATAAGAAAACTCTTGATGATGTAAATCATGACATTGAAGTTCTTCTAAAAAAATATAAAGCGACGGATGACAGAAGTAAGGTTCCTGGTGGTAATGTCAATTCATTAACATGCAATCAGGTTAAGGGTATATTAGCAGAAATGAAAACTGCATATAGATATTCTAAATTATTAGGTTTGATGTTGCTTGATTGTGTTGCAACATCAAATGATAGCGATGGGTTAATGAGAAGACTTTACATATATGCTTCATCCCAGAGTGATAAGTCTGGTCCACATGTTAAGATGGAATAATGGCAAATCTTAAACATTTAAAACATTTAGAACACCTAGAAGATGAGATGCTTAACTATGGTGTGGAGGGGTGTGAAAAAATAGTAATGGATTTAGTTGAAGCAAGGAAGATGCTTGGCAATTCTGACGTAGGATATATGCAGACCAAATGGGATGGTGCTCCTGCTGTTGTGTGTGGTATTCATCCAAGAAGTAATCTATTTTTTGTTGGAACCAAGTCTGTATTTAATAAAACTGAACCACTGATTGCCTATGCTGAAGGTGATTGTGATATAATGTATCCACCTCCTGTTGCAAAAAAATTAAAGGAGTGTTTCAAATATCTTCCAGAGTTAGGAATAAAGGGTGTAGTACAGGGTGATCTTATGTTTTCACCTGGTGATGTTTCAGATTTCACAGATGCTAGTGGTAAGAAATCACATAAATTTGGGTTGAATACTATTACATATAGTATTCCAAAGGATCATCCTTTGGGTAAGGAGGTTACTAATTCGAAGATTGGAATAGTATTTCATACACATTATAACAATAAACAACCTGAACATCTAGCAGATTTACAGGCTATAGCAGGTGCTGGAGAGAAATTACAGTCATCACAAAATGTTATGGTTATTGATAACGATACTCCATACCATAATGTCGGTCTGACAAAACAAGAAGCAAGAGATTTTGATAAGACTGTTGCTAGTATAAAGAAAGAGTGTGGTGTATGTGGTGATTTTTTAGATGAACTTGTACTTAAAGGAGGTGGTCAGGGTAATCCAAAAGGAGAAGACAAGTATCATATTTCTCCTTATCTTAAGAAGTATTTTAACCATGAGATATCTAAAGATAAAGTTACTACAAAGACTTCTGATACTATTCAGGGACTGGTTGATTTCTACTATCATGCGATGGAGAAATTGATTGATGGTATAGCAGGTCATACAACAAAAGCACAGAAGATTGTGTTGGTTAAGAATAGTTTGAACTATCTGATGGAGAATGAAAAAAAGTTTGCATCATTGATAGAACTTTACAGATTGATACAAAGTTTGAAGCAGCAGATTATAGACAAGTTAGATCATCTAGAAACATTTGGTACATATGTTCTTAAAGATAATGCTTATCAAGTTACTACACCAGAGGGATATGTTTTACATAGAGAAGGAAGTATGGTAAAATTGGTAAACCGTCTGGAGTTTTCCAAGAATAACTTTATGGCAGGTCAATTCCAACAGAGACCAGCAAAGCAACTGGATCTTAATTATGATAGACATAAAGGTTATCCAGGTAAGAAGATCGTAATAGGATTTGGAAGGTTTAATCCACCAACTAAAGGTCATTACGAGAACTTAAATGAGATTGCTAATAAGGCTACAACATTAGGTGCAGATGATTATAGAATGTATATCACACAAGGATGGGAAGGAGAAAAAACAAAAGGGAAGAAGGTTGGCAAGGGTAATGATCCCTTACCACCAGATGTAAGGTTGAAGTGGATGAAGAAGATGTTTACTGAACATAAGAATCATATTGTTAGTGACTCTACAAAGAGAACTATGGATGATACTCTAAAGAGTTTGATGATTGAAGGGTTTAGACATGTAATATTCTTATCAGGAGATAAGGATGTAAAAGAAAGGCAATATGTATTGAGATATGATGGAAAACCTCCATGGAATTTTGCTTTCTTTACATTGGTACTAGAGAGTTCTGGTAAAAGAATGGAAGGAGTATCAGGTACAGATCAAAGAATTAATGCAGTTAATACTAACCTAGATGCTTTTTATAAAAATACTAGGAGGTTAAATAAAAATGAAGCAAAAGAATTCATGGATGAAATTAGTAAATATATGCCACCAGTCTACACAGGAAAAAAATGATTATGAACATCTTTAATAAATTATTACCAAAAAATATTGTAGAGACAAACATTAAACGTTTGTCTAGGTTTTTGGATCTGACTAAAGATCCTTATGTTCCTATAGAACCAGAGAAAAAAACAATTTCACACGACCATTGGTTTGATGATGTCCCAAGACCTGAAGAGGAGATAGCAGATAACTATCAATCAAGACACGAGTATACACCTGACTTTGAGAAGTCTGCTGAAGAAGTTGTAACAATGCATGAGAAGATGTATAGAATTGCTACAGCAAAGTACAATCCATTTTCAATAGGAGGATCCGAGCAACTAGGTGGATCTGAAGAATGGCACGATTCCAAACCAGGTTAAAATGGTAACACTATTTCCTTTTCTTTTCGTAACCATACTGGTTATGGGAATGCATTATACATGGCCATTGAAAAAATGAAAAATTTTAAAAAAATAAGAGAACAAGCACTTCGTCAGCAGGTTAGACAGACCGAAGTCTTTTCTGAAGGTGATCATATAATGAACTCTAATACTGGAGACAAGGGAGTAATCAAACGTAAGGGTGGTAACTATGTCATTGCTATTTCGGAGCATGGAAAGATGTTTCGTGCATGGATAAAGGATATTAGACTTATCAATTACCATGAGAGTATAAATAAAGACAGAAAAAGTACTATCTTCACACATGGAAAGGCAAAAACCAGTCAACAGTGTTCAACACAATGATGATTATTCGAAAGCACTGATCGAATCGTACTCCCAATGGATGGGTGGAACAGGTTTCCAGCAGTCCGAACCAATTGCTCTCGAAGAGGATGGAATTCCTGCCGAGCAGAAGCAAGGTAGTGGTGAAGGTGGTGGAGAATTTGATACTCCTATTGGCAAGGTTCCTGCAGTGGAGAAGGATGAGTCAACATCTATCCCTGAACTACAGAAGAAAGGTGGTGAAGATAACTTCACAATCAAAGATCCAAAAGCAAATGCTGGAGCACCTGATCCTGCTGTAAATTTACGTATTGGTGCTGGTGTTAAGCAGTCTCATGGTGCTGCTATCAGGGACGTAACCAAGATTGCTAAAGAAGAAGTAGAACCAGTTGTTGAGAAGACAGAGTGTTGTAAGAAATGTGGTTCAACTGACCATGTAACAGAAGATTGCAAAGCAACTAAAGAAGAAGTAGAGAACTATCAGTGGGATGTAGTTAACGAAGCATTAGAAATTCTTGGTGAACTAACTGAAGCAAAGTACCATGTACGTGGTATTAAACTATCAGATTTAAAAGAGAAAAAAGAGAGTACTTCAAAGAGACTTTTTGAGTATAGCAAGAAGATGAAGAGCAAGAAGGATACAGAGGAGAAGACAGAAGAAAAAAAGTAAAGTCGGCAAGCATTGAGGTGATGCCTGACATCAATGACGGTGCCGAAGATAAAAAGAATAAGAAAAGTAATAAGAAATACTTACTAAAGGCTATTAAATCTCAAAAAGATGATAAGCCTGTTAAGAAAACATACTAAATAGCAAAAGTTGCTATTTTAAAATGACATTACCAAAGGAGGTCATCCTTGAGGCACTTAAGTGTTGTAGGGATGTGTATCCTAATGAAAAGGATTTTCTAGTAAGCAGGAAGGTTGCAGGTCATACCATTCTTGCAGTAGAAGGAACGAATGAGACTACAGACTGGGTAACCAATCTGAAATTTCTTATTAAACGTGACGATTGTCACAGAGGATTCAAGAACAATGCTAACAGGACACTAGCAGAACTAGTGGTAGCATACGAGGGATTGAATCCAGAGAGGAAACTTGTTATTGCAGGTCACTCT